GCCGTAGGCGCACCAGCAGAAGTAGACGTAATTAGGCCAGCGGCAGCCTCAAGAGTGTCATCAGTCTTCAACGCATCAGCAGCATCACGATACAAGTTAACATCGCCAGTAGCGGAACCAGAACCCCAAGTAAGCTTACCGCCAGCGTCAATCGAAAGACGGGACTGGGTGTCGCCAGAAACCTTTGTACGCAGAGACTCAGACGCAGCAGAACCTGCATCATCAAGAGAGACTACTGTTTTAAAAGATTTAGCCACGACCTCAACCGTCCTATGTATATATTATATCATGTTCCCCTCAGGAAACGAACTTATTAACCGATTATTACAACTTCGTAATCTGTCCCTGTAGTGGGGGCAGTACCAAAAGCAATAGTCACTGCGCTCGTGCTGGTCCGCTCAATGTCAACTTCAACCTCAGCATAAGGAGATGCAGCAGTGTAGACAGCAACAGTTACAGCCCTAGTTCCTAAGCTGTGCGTAAGAGCGAAGCTAGAAGTGGTGCTGTCAGCAGTAATCGTCGATGTGTATCGAGTCATGAAGCCAAGGCTTGTCTTGGCTCCAGATGCCGAAGTAGCGTTAGTACCGCCATTGGCAAGAGGAAGCGTCCCTGTAATGTCAGCGGTTAGATCAATCGTATCCCGATTAATAACACCACTACTAAACGTAAGTCCCGTTCCGGCAATTGTTGCATCAACTTTAAGCCCGCTTGCACTAAGGGCAAGCCCTGGGTTAGCGTCGAGATCAACAGAGAACTCATTGCCGCTCTTCGCAAGACCGTTACCGGCAGAAAGAGTAGACGCAGACGTAAATATCGTCCACGTAAGAGAAGTTGTATTTAATGTAATAGGCCCGTTCGTTGTTAAAACATACTGAACGTCACCGTTAGCCGATCCTTCATTGACCCAAACAAACGATCCGGGAACAGTCTCCACGGAAGAGTTGAAGTCATCAGAACGAGTACCAGAGCCAGAAGCAACAACGTCATAGATACCGTTCTCTGATCCAGTCGTCTGGTCTTTTAAGAGAACTCGATCACCAGTAGCAAGAGTTACGCCATCAATGACGTCTCCGTTCTGAAGATCCGTGGCGATAGCAATCGAAGCAGTTGTTGCAACTCGAACCGGCTCTTTAACAGAGAGACCTTCTTTCGTTGAGTCAACGTATGCTTTAGTTGCAGCGTCAGTATCAGAAGTAGGCGCACCAACACTGGTTACCCTCTGAGAGTTCATAGACAGAGAGGCCGTAGGGGACGTCATTTGGTCTAAACGATTAGTCCGAACCTGCGTGTCGAAGTCAGAGATAGTGCTCGCTGTTTGTGAACCAGTGTGGTTCGCCCGGCCTGTGTAGTAAGAAGAATCTTGACCATCAAAATTATCCGCATCAATACCAGAGCCAGAGCCATCAACTGTAAGGAGGAGGGTCAATATCTCGCTGGCTGTTTGGTCTGCGGTTGCTCCGTCCTCGACGTTAAGAAGAGAACGAACTTCAGTAGCGTTCTTTGTTGCTGGAGTGTTATCTGCGGCAGCATAAAGGAATGTTCCAGTATTGAAGTCACTCTCCATAACCGCACCGGCAGCGTTAACGTTGATGCTGTCAGTGACATCTGCGCTCGCTTCAACAGCGTCCAGTTTTGTTTTGTCCGAAGACGACATCAAGCCATCTATCGAAGTAGTAGCAGCGTTCCTATTTACATAAACCCATCCACCATTGGACCGAAGGTATAGTTTATTATCATTAGTATCATAATATACCTGGCCATTGGCAGGGGATAAGGGCGCAGTACCCAAGCTTTGGATGACTGCATTTCTAAGTTCGTTTTTATTAAGGTCCAAATAAGACTCGAGGTCTATTGGGACGAGAAACTTTTTAGCCATTTTTCCTCCTAAACAATAATAGCTTTACCGGCAAATGGATTATCAAATGAAACAACTATCTGATCGACAGTTGGATATGATATATCCCCGATAACGTGCGTTCCCGCAGAGTCTGTTACATCTACGGATGGGTATCGACCTTGATTATGGTTGATCGTCCACGTTGCGCTAGATGTTGCTTGATCATGAACAACTGTTGAGTTAGTGGCTGGTCCCGCTTCCAATTGGAAGTTTAACACAGCGACCTCTGATGTGCCGGAGTTAGTAACAGAACTCCCAGCACCATTAGCAACAGTAGTCACCGTTCCCACCGAAATGGTTGCAGCATCACCTTGCGCTCCCTGAGGGCCGGTATCAATTGCAGTTAAAACTTCTTTGGGGGAATCTGATTCAAGATTCTTAGCCCCCTCTTCAACCACAAGAGTTTCCCGTATCTCAGAGATAGTAATCGTTTTATTATCCTCAACTACAACAAGAGTCTTCGCTGGGTCTTCAATCGTGATCATCCGGTCATCCGCAATCACAGAAAGCGTATCGACCGTCTCGTTGACCGTTAAAGTTGTTGTTGACATTATTTAGTCACCTCTGGCGTTACAGTTACATTGCCTTGCAGCAATCTAGTAACTGATCCATCAGAAGCGATAATCTCCAAATCATAAACTCCCGAGTTGGGAGCGGCAAGAGCAGCGGTCGCAGATGTAGAGATAGTGACAGTAATCACACCATTAGATGCAAGCGTAATATCACCACCACCACTCGTCAAGTTAACCAAAGTACTACTTGCATCGAAACTTGTTCGAACCTGCATACGAGCAGTGTGAGTACTTAAGTCAACAGCGTTCCCGCCAGACTTGTATGTAAATGTTTTAGAAAATGTTTCACCCTGATTAATTGTCAGGTTATAGCTAAAGGACATAACTTGATTATACCATTCTGACGTTTATTTACCAAAAGATTAATCCAAGCTGATTTGTAAATCATTTGCTTGGATTGTAAAAGTATCTCCTGACGTAACTGAAGCAGAGGAGGACAGTGCACCGTGAAATAAAAGGTTCCCTCCGGTTGATGCGTCATAGACGCCAATATGCGTTACCGTGGCGGTAGGCATACTAGAGAACGACACACTCGAGCTATTAGAGATAGACCCAGCAGAGGCCGCACCAAAGGAGATGCTTTGCCTCGTTGTTCCTGAGACTTCTGAGCCACTATCTGTATCGGTAGGGTTGCTTGTGAACAGAGCCAAGTAAACAGTACCTGGTTTTGTATAAGTAACATTCTTCAACACATGATCAAGAAGCTTATTCTCTAAATAATTCGATATTCCAGACATAATTACTCTCCATAGAATTCTTTAACCGCTTCAGTGGCAGCTTCTTCAAACTGCTCCGTCGAAAGCAACCTCTCAGCGAGATCACCAGCAACTAACTGATATGGGTGTGTTCGTGTGAACTTCACATTCCCCACGGCATAACCGGCACCATGACGCATGAATAACATAACGTCACCACTAACAACCTCTGCTTTTTTAGCAGCAGGTTCCTTTTTGGCAGGAGCTTTCTTAGCAGCAGGCTTTTTCTTAGCCGCCACCTTGGGCTTTGGTGTTTCACCCTCTATTTCGGGATTATTAATATCTTCTGTTTTAACTACTTTTTTGTCAGCCATAGAGACAATGATACCATAATATTAAACTAATAGCAACATAGAAAACCCCCCAGCAGGATAAACCTACCAGGGGGTTTCTATAATACTATAGATAATCTACAGTTAATTAAGCAGCGCGAATGCCTACGTTCTTAGCGATTACGTAAGAGTCAGCATTTTCGATGTTAGCAGCCACACGAGTGTATTGAGTAAACTCGATGGTGTCCTTTTTCGGTTGGAATTCACGATAAAGCGTGATTTCACGTTGAATACCCACAACATGGTTGTTGGGAAAGGTTAAGGCGATGTAGCCGTGGCTACCTGAAGCACCGGAGTGATCACCAGTTACTGCCTCTGGGAACAGAGGAACCTCAATCAGCGGAATGCCGAATGGAGCCAATCCGGTTGAACCGGGACCACCATTTGCACCTGCACCACCGGTCATCAAACGATCACCAACAGTAGAACCGGGAGACGGAGCGCCAGCGGTTGCAGCAGTAGCTGAGTTAGGGTTTTGCAAGGACCAAATGGTATCTTGTACAAGCCCAGGTCCAGCGAAGAAACGGAGTTCGTTTCGACGTTGGAGGTATTTGTTCGGAAGATTCCGAAGGATACGGTCGAAGACCGAGCGGCTGACATTATCGCCAGCTTCGTCAACAACGGTACCGTTTGCTTTACCCAGCTTAACAAAACCATCAAGGGCTTTGAGAAGGGTATTGCTGTTGGTGGTATCACCATTGATTAGCAAATCGTCAAGATCATTGGACGTTTGACGGGCCATGATTTGAGCGATATGATCTTCAAGAGAGTCACCTTCAATGTTATCCTCGAGGGATTCAGTGCTTACTTCCCAGTCAAGACGTAGCTTGACAGTGGACAGTGCAACTTTCGAGAAAGTTACAGCTGCGTTTGCACCTGTGTCGGTCGCTTCAGTTGCCTTAGCGAGTAGACGAGTCCCTACTGATACTTTGTCGATCTCCATCGAGTCACTGCGCATGCGCACGACCCGTGATTGCTGCATAAGTACAGACTGATCAACAACGAAATCGAGGAAACGGTTAGCTTGGGCTGGTTTAAGAATACCACCCGAGTCGTTACCCACCACAGAGGTAGTAACTTCGTTTGCTTTTTGAAGCAGTTCTTCATTTGCCATTTTAATTCCTCCTATGACTTGTATCCAAGAGACTTAATTAGGTTCTGAGGAAGGAAGAGGTTGCCCCAAATGGAGGTCTCCTCTTCGGCAGCTTTTTCAACTACCTCTTCTTCAGCGTCTACTTCGCTCTCGTCTACACTTTTTTTAATAGCACCGGCGTTTTCGACAGTTTCAACACGAGTGTCAACCCCATCCATACGTTCGGTAACAGACTTTGCAGTCTCTTCGATCTTTTCTTCAAGATCTGTTTGGCTCTTAGATACTGTTTCGATTGCAGCAGCAAGCTTTTCTTCAATAAGAGTCTCAACATTTTCTTTTGAGGTCTCAGCAAAGCTAGCTAGCTTCTCATCCATAACAACACCTAAAGCCGAAGTTAATTCATCGATATTCATATCGTCTCCTTCATCAATATCGTCTACTTTAAGCTCAAACTTACTTTGTGCCTCAGCGGACTTCTCCACGTCTACATCAACAACCATACTTGCACTAATTAGATCTTCGTCAGAAACATCATTTAGCCAAGTAAGAAATCTTTGTAGAAGTGAGATCTTTTCATTTTCATTAGATTCTTGTTCTTTAGATACAACGTCATCTACCACAACATCCTCAGATGCAGTGGTTTCAACAACGGTATCTTCTTTTACGTTGTCCATACCTTGGATAGTAGCAGAAATATCTTTATTTTGCAACTCTTCCGTAATATTAGACTCCATTTCGCTTGAATCTTCTGTTTTACACTGACATTCGCCTGAAGTATCTTCAGATTTAGCGTCAGTAATACATACCGTAGTATCACCAATCTCATAGCACTCACCGTCAACAACATCAAGGGCGTACTCTAAAGCACCACCTTCAGCCTTAACCAACGTAATGTTGGCTGCAGGGTTGGCGGGGTTGTCTACCAGACTAAGTTCACCGAGTTCATACTTAGTAATAACACTCACCGGTTGGCCACGGAACGATTTCGTTTCATCTTCGACTCGTTCCAAAACACGACCACCAATAGAGAATGCGCTCAAGGTTCCGTCAAGAACCTTTTCCCAAGTATCTTCAGCGCCCTTAGAGATATAAGCAGAAACTTCAATTCCCTTGAAGTTCTGACCATCATGATTGATGTCTACGGAGCGATGCCCAACAGCCTTGCCTACAGCAAGTGGCTGGTGCATCTCGCGAATGTTGCCCTGCCAATTCTTGAAAGCCTCAATGGATGCATCGAAACCGACGACATCACCAGACTTATCAACATTGTCAGAAGTAGCAACACCCACAACAATACGTTCCTCTTTCTTAATTAAAGAAACAGGAAACATTAATTGCAAATTTTCATCATGCATTTTGTTGCCTCCTTATAAAACCACTATTAATCATACCATAAAAATGGCTAAATTACAATTAACCGACTACATAGACGGCTAAAGTAACAGATGCAGTGGTAATTTCAAACTTAGTATAGTCACCGGGGACGCAAACATAGGCGGCTCCACCTGCTGGGATCAATACCGACCGGTTACCATTAAACGTCACAGATGCATCAGTAGATGCATGAGTGTTGTATAGGTAGATAGCGTCGGTATGATGACCAAGTGAAACCTCTCCATCAGTGCTTGAGACACCAGTGTTAGAATATACTATTGTACTAGTTGCATACATATTGTCCTCCTAATCTCTTTCGCGAACTTGACCAGAGTCTTGACCGGAACCCCGCTCACCACTCTCGCCTTCGTTCGCTGAGTCGTCTCCACGAGGGGGAGTGTCAGCATTGCTGTTCCCTTCAGGAGCGCCCACGGGTTTTTGGGGTTCTTTCTCTTCCATATCTTCGCCTGTGAATGGGTTTTTGCCCGTCTGCATCTCAATTTCCATCTCTTTGAGAACACTTGGATAAGGAAGAACATCGTCCCCATCTTCTCTGTCCGGTAGACCAAGATAGTCTCGCACCTCATTGGGCGAGATGACTGCCGTGCGTAGATACCTTTCACGTATCTTCGATTGCACATCTTCATCTACCAGATCGATTCGTTCAAATTCAAAACTCACAAGGTCGGTGAATTCTTTAACAATCTGACCAATCTTCTTCTCAATAATTTTCTGGTCAGGCCCGACAACCTGTACTTTAAAGGTCTTGTCTGCATCACGAGATACGGCAAGGTTTGCGTTATCGTAAACCCCCACCTTCGGAGCAGGAACCCTATTCGCAACCAAAATCTCATCACGATTAGATTTTCTATACTTATCAAAAGAAGCGTCCTGGACAGTGTTCTCTAGCTTTTCAAACTTGAGGTCAACATCGCTACCAAGAGAGGCGGGTAGGGGAATAATTAAAGTCCCGTGATTCCGCCCCTTTACTTCTGTTCTAAAGTAATTGACGAGCTCTTGCTTAGACTTGTTGCTAAGCTTAGCTCCTTTGAGAATAATAGCGTATCGAGGGATAGCTTTATTTTCAAAGTAATCAATATTATAGTTCTTTGCGTACTTGTCTCCAAGGATAGCGCCGATAGCTGTTACAGCCGAGGGCACTCCGTAGTAGTTGTTTGTTGGAGAGTACGACTTAAAATGAATGATCTCGTTTGGCCTAGAGTCGCCATTGATGGGGTCTGAGGTCTCTACGTCCTGGAAGTTCCTAAAGAATACCGACTGAAGCTTTCCATGACGAGCGATCTGTACATATCCGTCACGCCCCCTGCGTACTCGCAGGTTGATTGCTGGGATATGTCCGATGTATCCAATCTTTCCAGAGTTTGTTCGGCCTATCTCTAAATAAGCATTACCTATCGCCAGGTAGTCAGTCCAGAGCTTTATCATCGTCTCGACGAATGTGTCTTCATCGTTTGAGTCGTCAAATAAATTAATTAATTTCTTTCGTTCCCGAACAAGGTCTTGACGAACTCTTGCTTTCTTTTCAGGAGAGTCTGCCCGCTCAATGCGCCGCTTTGTCTTTTCTGAATCCTTAAGCCTGTACCCAAGGGCAACAGTATTAGCGACTCTAGCATTAATAGATGCGTAGTGCGTAGTGTTTGTTTCATACAAGTCAGCGAGTATTGCCAAATCGTGAGGCGGCTCTACAACATCGTATAGGGCGTATCCGTCAATCGATTCAGGATTAACAAACTTAGAAGAAGAAGAATCCAAACCAGAGTTTGCTTTCTTCGCCAAGCTTTGCATCTTGCGCTTCATCTTTGCAGACTGACGGGATGGGTTTAGCTTTCTAAACGAATCCGTCACAACCTTCTCTGAGTGGACAGGGATGTACGTTACGTCATCTACCTCAACACTAGACTCAGCATCTTCAATGAAAGAAGTTTTATTCATATCCATTAAACGCCCTTTATCCTTTCATTAGACAGAGCAATAATCGCATCCTCAAGAGGGTCGGGGGTTAAGCCATTATTGAGGCGCTCCACCTGGTCTTCTCTTTCGGATGCAGAAACTTTACGAGCGCCATCAATCCACATGGCATAGCCTTCATCGCTTTGCGTCCAGTACTTTGCCGCTTCGCGAACAAAGCCTTCAACTTTCGGATCATTAATCATACCCTCAGCGCACAAGTAGGCACCATCAGCGTCCGCAATAATTCCACCGTCAGGCATTTTCCACACACAGACGCCAAAGGCGGCTTGTGGTACATATAGTCTTTTGCCCTTCTTTATAAATTGATCGCTCATATGTTATGATGATACCACAATTTAGACAAAAAACCAATAGAAAATGCTAATTTATTCCGAAATAGCATCAAAATCGTCACCAACGAGCATAAAAGTATCCAATCTCCCAGTGGGGGATGGCATACTCAGAGAAAGCGGAGGACTTATGTCTCCGCTCATCTCTATTTCTTCTTGCACTCCGTTGGAGTTTTCGTATAAATATGTTATCCAATAGTCATTATTCATAAATTATAGAGCGCAAGTCGCGCAGTCGGGATCATCAATCCGACACACTTCGACTTCAGCATCGTCATCAAGATTCAGCGTTAACTGATCGGAGTCGATATCGTTCAGAACTTGCTCTGAACGGGAGTTGTCTCGATAGACAGTAACTCCCTTGCACCCAAGATCGTAAGCAAGACGATATAAACGATCCGTGTCTGCTTTGGTAAAGTCAGAAGGACAGTTCGTTGTTTTGCTAATAGCAGAGTCAACCCATCGTTGAATTGCAGCCTGCACCGCGACGTGCTCCTCTGGGAGGAGATCCATAGCCGTCACACAGTATTTAGGAAGATCGTTCACGTTAAGCCCCATGTCTTCAAGAACGGGGGCGGTCTCGATCTCTGTTCCCAAACGAGATGTGCGAGTATAGCTCCAGCTGAAGTAAGGCTCGATCCCCGTTGAGGTTCCTTTCATTGTTCCAGTAGTTCCGGTAGGTGCCACTGTTAGAAGGCAAACGTTGCGAATTCCATGTTCGGAAATCTGTTCACGAATATCTTCTGGCATGCCTTTCATAAAGCCAGAACGCAAAAACTGCTCGCTCTGAAACTCAGGGAACGATCCCTTAGTTTTAGCCAAATCAATGGATGACTGGTAGGCAGCAGCAGATAGCGTTTTAAACAACTCGGAAACAAAGATAAGACTATCTGCGGATCCGTAACGAAGCTTCATTCGAACGAGAAGCTCACCAAGCCCCATGACACCCAAACCAATACGACGGTTTCCCTCATGGTTCTTCTTTATTTCTTCAAAATGATATTCATTAGCGCTTACAACATTGTCGAGCATACGAACGGCGCTTTTCACAACAGACCGAAAGTTATTCCACTCAAACTCACCAGACTCATCCACAAAAGTAGACAGGTCAAGAGCGCCAAGCGTACAAACACCATAAGCTTCTAAAGGCTGCTCTCCGCATGGATTTGTAGCAACAAGCGGAGCAAAATACCATGAGTTGCTCATTTTGTTTGACCGCTCCAAAAAGTGAAGCCCAGGCTCAGCAGATGCCCACGCAGAATCGACAATGGAATCCCAAATCTCTTTAGCCTTAACAGTCTTGTATACGATAACCTTTTTACCCAAGACATCGCGCCAATAATGCATATTGCCATCCCAAATTTCGTCATACTCAAAGTCTTTGGTGTCTGGGAATATTAAATCCCAATCATCGTCTGCCTTAAGCGCAGCCATGAAAGCATCCGATACGCATACCGACATGTTTGAGTTTTCAAACTCACCGGCAACATGCTTTGCGGATATAAACTCTTCCACATCAGGATGCCAGTCATTTATCATTAGCATCGTTGCGCCACGACGAGAGCCGCCTTGTTCTATGAGTCCCGTAGAAAGATTAAACATCTTTCCCCAAGAGACAGAACCGCTAGAAATACCATTGACCCCAATAACAGGAGCATAGCGAGGACGGAGAGAAGAGAGATTGACACCAACCCCACCGCCTCTTGAGTGAGTTTCTGCCATTTCCTTAACACGATCAAAGATGCCTCCTCTGGAATCTTCTGGAGGGGGGAGGACGAAACAATTTTGGAGGGTCAAGCCTTTTACGCCCGCTCCGGCAAGTATACGCCCGCCTGGAATAAAGTGATCAAAAAGAATATCTTTAAAATCTTTTTCTACTTGGTCGATTTCTTCCGAAGACTCGCAACGAGACAGCGCCTTTGCAACGCGGGCTTTGACTTCCTCAATAGATGTTTCCAACGGCCTAGAGACAAGATCAGAATCAACATCATGAATCTCTCCATAATAAGTTCGAACGGAAATAGTTCTTCCATCGTCAGAGACATTTAACACACGAGAGATTTCTTTAACCGGCCATTTAGGGTCCAACGCAATAATAGACAAGACCAAATCGCCAACCTCGACATCTCCCTTTTCAGCTTTCAGGGTATACCTATCCAAAAAAATCTTATAACCTTGATAGCCACTCTTTCTAAAAAACGATGGGATTTTAATACTCACATTGCCTACCACAACTTCATTAGAAGCGCTTTCTACATTATCTACGACAGCCACATTTTCCTCCTTAGGACAAAATATTGCAACAAGAATTAATCAAAATCCTTACTGGGTGCAGGTCTATAATCATACCACGTTGGACATTCAAACCCAATAGATTTTTACAATGAATTTAAGATAATTCCAACAAATCTAGAATACGACGAGCAATGCTGTCCCAAGACTGCATCGAGTGAAGAATACGAGCACTACGAATTGCTTGTGCTTTGTGTTTTGGAAAATTCTTAACAGCGTCGGTCATTAATTCTCTGAGATGCCGTGTGTCTGGAGCGGCGACCTGAGGATGTCCGACACTAGTGAATTCAATATCTCCATAGTACTCCTCCTCAGCAACAAACTTAGCATCGAGCGGCATAGACAATCCAGAATACTCTGTGCATCCAGTCAAGTCAGTGCATATAGTCGGCATACCAGTAGCGATGGCCTGAAAGGGAGACAAACCAAACCCCTCGCCTGATGTGGGATAGACAAAGCAATGACAATTGGAGTACAGGGCAACCAAAGAGTCTTCATCTAGGAATCTAGTTATAATAGTTATCTGAGGGTGGTTGTTTGTTGCATCAAAATCATCCAACACTAAAGATATAGCACTCGATGCTTTTAGTATGAGATGAAAACCATCGTCTCCGTCATACAGGTCAAGGAAGGCATCAACAACTAGCTGGACATTCTTTCTCGTCAAGTCGCCACCTAGATGGAGGAAGTAGAACTTATCAGCAATCTCTCTTTCCTCAATTCTCCACTCAGGAGAAATACCGTGAGGGACAACTTCAATAGCAGACTCTACTCCATTATTTTCAAAGACCTCTTTGCACCACCGTGATGTAGTCCATACTTGGTCGCATTTGTCTATCCTCTCAACCCAAGCAGCAGGAAGAGAAGTAGACTCCCAAGGTGTGTATCCAACATTCTGTTTCCCTGTGTATTGATAGTAATAAGGAGAGC